CTTTATTTTTTTCTAAAGCAATTATAGTTGCAGGTAATTTTGATACCCCTTCTCCTAAAGCACTTAGAGCGTTACCTACACCAGAACCTTTTGCTTGAAGTAAGGGCCCTGCTAAAGTTGCTGCATAAATAGCTTTCTCTTGATTACTTAATGATCCTAGACCACCTTTTTGAAAATGTTGTATAGTAGGCTTTAAAGATTTAAAGTATCTAGCCTTAAACATTTTTCTAGTTAATATTTTATCCATTAGTACCCTCTTCTTGGCTGCATCATATTGTAGGCTGAATATGCACCTAAACCTGCTCCTGCTGCTTGTGCTATTGAATTAGATCCGGGAGACGTGGTCTGTGTAATACTACTTTGTGTTGTAGGTAAGTTAGTCATGATACCTTTCATAAACTCTACTCTTTGGTAAGGCTCATAAGCTCTTTGTAATTCTGTTTGTCTTTGTGCATCTAAGCCCTGTTGACCAACACCTCTCTGTACTGCACCTGCTTGCATTTGTGCATTTATATCTGCTAGTGACATAGCTTGTTGCTGTGCACCTAATTGACCTAACATTTGTCCACCCATTAACTGTTGTTGTCTTTGTGCCTGTGAAGCTTGTAGAGCTGTATTAAATCCTGATGCTTGAGCTTGGCCCATTGCTGAAAGTGTTCTTCCTTGAAGCTCTGCTTGTTGAACTCCTTCTCTTCCGCCACCAAACGCACCAGATTGAATAGCACTAGCACCCATTTGGTTTTGCATCATTTGTCCTTGTCTACCAATTTCGTTTGTTACATATGATTGATAAGGATTTAAAAATTTACCTATATTTGGATCTTGCATCCCTGTTTGTATTGAACCAATACCTCCAGTAACAGTACCTGCACCAACGCCTGTTTGTCCTGCTTGAGTAATACCAGCTTGTTCTAATGGACTAAGACCAGCAACTTGAATACCCGGTATATTAACTGGATTCTGAGCTAAGTTTGAAGCTTGGTCATATAAAGCAAGTTTTCTAGCCTCAACTTCTGGAGCTTCTCTTTGTATATTTGTTTGGGTCCCAGAACCACCACCACCGCCACCGCCACCGAAGTATTGTGTTAGGCCTGTTTGTAAATTAATTGTACCGGACCCGCCGTGTTGAATAAGTAATTTTTTTTCAAATTTATTTATATGAGCTAACTCTGTATCCCCATTAACACCTTTACTAGATATCTCTTTACCTAGTTTTTTAAATAATTCTATTTTTTGTTTTATGTTTAATTTATTTGTATCTATCATAATTCTTTCTCTACTTGAACATGTGTTGCCACATAACCTTTTTGTTTAAATAAAGAGACATAACCAGGCCTTGAAAAGATTTCCATTTTTTTACAACCTTGTTTTTTAGCCCATTCAGCAACTTTATCAATTTGATCAAACCATTCTTTGTACCGTTTACCAGTAACGATTTTAGCATCACAAACACTGTAATTAGGGTACTTTCTAATTTCAGTAACACCAACGCATAAAACTTCGTTGTCTTCTGTAATAGCCAACCAAAGTTGCATAGTACCTTTTTTACAATATTCTTTAACATGTTCTCCACTAATAAATCCTCCCGCTCTTATGCAAGCTTTGTGTATTAATTCTTTTGCTAGAGGCCATACTTTATCTACCTCTTCTTTATTGAACTGTACTAGTTTTGTTGTCATTAACTAAATCGTAAATTCTTTTTAATTTTTTTTGTTGGTCATAAAAATAACTAGCCCCTGCTTTTCTCATGCTCTTAAAACTTTTAGGATCACCACCAGATAAAATACCGGCACCAAGTACAGCGTCCGCTCGTGAAACAAATTCTCCATCAGCTAATTGAGCTAACATAGTATCTTCATCTTTATCACCATTACCAGCACCGTCTTCAACATAGCCTTCAGCTCTTACATAATTATTATAATCATTTTCATTATGGTCTGATTTAGAGGGTAAATAATTTACACCGCCTTTATTAAATTTTGGCAGGGCTGTCGCTAACCCACCTTGATTTGCATAGAACATATCTGATCTAATTGTTTCATCCATTGTAGGTTGTGTATTAGTTGCAGGCACAAACGCACCATCTAATTTACCAAGCTGTTCATCGTATGCTTTTTTATAATCTTCTTGTGAGAACATTGGTTTCTCTGGTTTCTCTTCGCCCTCTAAAAAAGGAAGTAGTGTTGAGGCAGTTATTAATTTACCACCTGTACCCATACCCATAAAACCTTTTCCTTCTTGCATAGCCGCAGCTATTTGTTGTTTTGTTGCGTTTTCAATTCCTTTTTTCTTTAACGCTTCTACAGCTGCCTTTTCTCCTATAGCTTTTTGTCCTAGTAATCCTTTGATACCACTGAATGCTGAACCTGTTCCAATGTTACCTAAACCTTGCCCTGCTGTAACACCTGGAATACTTCCTGCAGCCGCCATTTGTCCAAATGCATATGAACCCCCACCAACTAGAGCTGCACTTGCTAGGGCCTTCTTAGTTGATTTACCTCTGAGTTTTTGTACACCAAATGTGGCTAGTGCTATTGTAAATGGATCCATAATCTAATTAATTAATTATGGATAATACTAGCATTTTACTCAGTAAGTTTCAACTCATCAGCAAAACGTCCTTCATACTGATGCTCACCAACGTGTACTATATTATCTGTAATATACGCATGACATATACCACCTATGTCTTTCCAAAGCTTACAGAAAGAGAAGTCTTCTCCTAAATATGTTTTAGTTTCTGGGTCATGAATACAATCAAAAAAATTCCACATGTGAGGCTTATCTACGTATTCTCCGTTTATAACAGTTTTTTGTACAATAGATTTTTCGGGGTAATGTTTAATAAGTTTTTCAAATACAGATCTTTTAATTAACATACATCCTGTAGGGCTGTGGGTTACTTCCATAACACCCTTATCTATTTTAATGTCTTTGCCATCTTTTACTTTTATAGGGTATGTATTAAATGCTTTCTTTAAATCAGAAATTTTTTTAATGTTACCTTCTTGAATTTGATCCATTGCCTTGTCCCACATTATAGTTTTTAAAGGATAGGGTATAGATATAATTTCTTTATCTTTCTCTATCATTTTAAATATAGACTCAGCATGAAAATATATGTCAGAATCAATAAACAACATATGGGAATAATTTGATTCTAAAAATCCTGCAACACATAAATTTCTACCTTGAGTAATTAAAGAAGACTTCATTAGTTGAAATGTAATTTTCGTTTTTCTCTCAACAGCTAGTTTTTGTAATTCTAATAAAGCTTGAGTATAATGAATAGAGCATTCACTGTGCACAGGAGTTGCTAAGAATATAGAGTAGGGAGCTATATCAGATGGAGCTTTATCTTTTTTCCATAAAGGTAAAATGGATTTATCGTGAGGCTCTGGTCTAACCTTTAAATCTTGTAGTGTTTGATATGTATCTTCGTTTATAAATTTTTTACTTTCGCTCACTGATCGCTCCTTTTAAAAAGTTAGTCCACTCTTCTCCTTTTTTGTCCCAGCTATAAAATCTTTTGTAGAACTTTTGTTGTTCGTCTAAGTGGTTTTGGATATAGTCTTTATGCAAATAACTAGAGGCAACTTTAATAGCTTCCGCCGTACCAATAGCCATTGATTCATAGTCATCTGTATAGTTAACATATACAGGCCATTCAGCACAGGTTTCATACAGTGCGCCAAAATTATTTGTAACTACATGCACCCCTGCCGCTAAGGCTTCAAGAGCCGATGCACAAAAAGTTTCTTCAAATGTACTTGGATAAACAAACATATCATAATCTTTAATATGTTTTAGAATATATTCATTTGGTTTATAGCCAATATAATTTACGTTTGGTAATTTTTTAGCTTGTTCATATAAAGGTTTAAATAATTCTTCATGTGAATTTTTAAACTCATCTCCATAGACTTGACTACAGCTATATACGTCTAAGGTTATATTAGGGTTTTGTATTTCTTGCATTGCACGAAGTAAAACATTTAAACCTCTCCAAGGCGTACACTGGTGTATTAATTTTATTGGATTACCTTTTTTATAAACTTTTCTTTTTGGAAAATTGTTAATACCATTTTTAATTACAATAGATCTATCCGAAGGGATATCAAAAAAGTATCTAAATTTTTCATAGTTCCAATGACTATTAAATACATACCAATCATATTCCTTATGCCTTGATTTATTATTAAAAAATTCTTGTAAGTTTGGCTGATTGTAAGAATTTTTTTGCCAAAGTATATTTACTTTGTTTGGATCAATTGGAACTTTACCTGGAATAGAAGTACATATTTGAACCTGATCTAATATATCTTTAGATACATGTTTATGGAGAAGCTCCATTTGTAATTCAGTGGCTCCTCGGGGTTCCATTATTTTTTGGTTTCCGATCCTATAGTAACTTTAGTTACTGTTATTTCAAGGTCTTGCCTAAAATCATCCACAGTAGTATCAGTAGTGGGATCAGCAACATCGTTATCAAAATGAATTTTACTAGCATATACTTTACCAGTTTTTTTGTGTTTAATAATTTCTTTAGCTTCTGCTGGTATTTTTATCATATCACTTATTTTTGTCTACGTCCTTGTCTATGATATTTTTTGTTATGTTGCAACTTCTTTTTTTTATTTAAATTTTTACAATGCCTTCTAGGCCGTTTTCTTGGCTTATCTCTAGGGACAAAATGAGTGAATTTTTGTTTAGCCATTTTCCTGTGATCTATCTATTAGAGCATAACTAACAACTCCAGTAATAGTGTTTGCAGAAGCTGCTTGTATTTTAAGAATGTCGTTAGCTTCCATATTTAAACTAGCGGTGACCATGTTAGCAAAGTTTTTATTTAATTGCACGTGACTAATCTCTACATTTGAGCCACCAGATTTTTGTATGTATACATCTACGTTTACATTAGAAGCAGTTTTATGACTTGCTTGTATTGACTTTACAATAATAGTTGCATCTGATGGGCATGTAAGAATATTAGTTATATTAGTATTCGTTAAATCAAATGCTTCGCTTTTATATCTAATTGTCATTGCATAAAGTATGTAAACGTATCTTGTTCATTTTTCAAGTCTTTTTGATAAGATGTATTTAATTGATTTTCAATAGTTGTCAACGCTTGGTTAATTTGTCTAAAATTTTCAGGTGTATATTCAGGTTGTGGCTCTGGTATGTAAACGTTTATTTTAGCCATTATCTTCTTCCATCTGGATTTACGTCTGCTCTAAATGTACCAAATCTCCATGTTTCATTAATAGCTGTGTTTTGTATTTTAATATTAGCAAGTCTTCCTCTAGCTCTAGTATCTATTTTTTCTGTAGTAGAATTTATGGTAAAAGGACCAAGCTGAGAACTTGCTCCAGCATCTACAGGATAATTTTTTACAAATATTGTAACAACTGCATTTCCTTGTAAGTTTTTAAAATCAGGTAAGAATCTACTTATCCTTAATAAATATTCGCCATCTCCTCCTGTAGGTAAATCAAAATCTCCAGATTGAATAAATGCAGGTATAGCAGAAACAACTCCACTTAAGGATACTATATTATTACCTATCTCATGAGCAAAATATAAAGAAGAACCAAAAGTATTTGTAGCACCACTTAAGTTAGCTATTGTTGGTGTATTTGTTGAAGTATATTCTGTTGCATAAGGTACGTCATAGGTACTAGCATCTGCATAAGAACTTCTAGCTAAAGACATGGTTGACCAACTATTTTCTACATAGTTATATACAACAGCCCTATTGTTTTGAACGGATGGATTACCTACTGGTGTACCTGCTGGATAGAACCAAATTATTTCATTAAACAAAGAATTATGAGATGCATATATAATTTCATTAGATGAATAATTAACCCCTACGTTTGAGCCGGTAGTCGTGAATACAAAATCTTCAACAAG